TACAAGGAATGCGCCACGTTCCTCAAAACCAAAACCCTGGAACACGCCACCGGACCCGACCTCCGTAAAATGGAGATGTCCTGCCTCACCCTCGAACGGGCCACCCTCGCCAGTAGCGGCCCCACCGACAAGATGAGCGAGTTCCAACAAGCCTTCATGGCCGGACAAGACGAATCCCGCATCGATGACGCCGCCGCCGCCACCGTGGTGGAACCCGATGACCTCCCCGTCGCCGAGGCCGTCACCAAAACACTCGAAGCGGTCTACCTGGCCGAAGACATCACCCGCGAGGCCGATGAGGTCGCCAGCCGACTCGCGGACATGGAGGCGCGCAAGCCATGAGCGTGGCCCAACTGGCCTCGAACACACGGGCCGAGAAACGCGATGCCCTCGTCACCCAATTCCGGCGCTATACCGCCGACAAGCTCCAGATCGCCCTCTTCAAACACCAAGCCGACTGGATTCTGGCGTCCGATGGCTTCCAACTGACCGGGAAACCCGCGCACCCGCACGCCACGACACGCTTCATCAACATTCGGAACGCCGATACGAGCGTCTCCCGCATGGGCATCACCGAACGACCAACGGGACCCGCGCGCGTCCTCGCTGACCTCGCCGCCTATAAAGCCGGGAAGTCGTGGAGTGGCGCCTTTTATCTTGCCGGGTTCGCCGCCGTCCCCAATGCCCGTGTCGACCTCATCGGCCTCCAATATCAAATCTGCACGCCCGAATTCGACTACCTCGCCGAGTTCCTGCTCTCCGACCGAGGACTCGGGCTTCCCTACACCCGCTATCACAACCAGCCGAAGTCCGGTCGGATGCTCATCGAACTCAAAAGCACCGGGGCACGCTTCGAGTGCCGGTCCTGGGAGCAAAAGGAGATGCTCAAGGGCCAAGAACGCGACTGCTACTACTTTTGTGAAGCCTATATGCTGCCGGGACTGTCCGCGTTCAAGTCCGTGTCGCAGAATCTCCGCAAACGACAGGGGTCCGCCGTCTTTACCACCACCGCTGACCGGCCCTGGGTGACCGTCTTTCATGACCGGGGACATGGGCAAGACCCCGACTTCCACGACTGGCACTGCACCTGTGGTGTCCATGCCCGTGAGAATCCCTACACCTTCAGCCAGCAGGAATACAATCGCGACCACCCCTCAAAAGGCGGACTCATGACCCGCGACCAATTTGCCGTGGCCTGGGAAGGCAAACTCGGCGAATACGTCGGGCGCGTCTACAACTATCAACGCGGGCAACTCCAATTCACCCCCGAGACGCACCCCGCATGGTGGGCGGCATGAACGACGGCCTACGTGACCTCCGCGTGCCCGAACACACCAGCCTCTACCTCGCGGCAGACACCGGCACGTTCCTCTCGGCCCTGATCGTCGCGATCGACACGGATGACCATGCCTTCGTGCTGGCCGAGTTTCCGAACTATCGCTATGTCTCAGACCAATGCGAGTTGAACGACATCAGCAACCCCGAATGGGCGAACGCCGTCGTCTCGGCCATGAGCGCCCTCGGCGGGAAATCCACGGCCTGGGCCGACCCCAACAGCCAATTTAAGTCCGAAATGAACCGCTATGGCCTGCGGTTGATGGGCAACAACATCCGCCTCGAAACGCGCGTCTCCATCGCCCGCGAATATTTCATGAACGGCAGGGTCCACCTCGCCCCCTGGCTCAAGGTCCTGCCCTACGAGCTTGAAAATGCCAAGTGGCCCGCCGATGCGTCGGCCACCGGGAAGTTTGCCCGTGTCAAAAAGGCCGACCATACGCTCGACTGCCTGGAACATGTTCTGAGCCGTCGCCCGCGCGGCATTCAGCGACTGCAGGCAAAGAAACAGGGCTTTCTTGAGAATTATCTTGAACAAAATCGGGTCGAACTCGCCGTGCAGGGCGATCCTCATCTCGGCACAGGCTAGGAGACGATATGACGACAGTGCGACGAGAACTTCCGTTCCGCCCGTCCACGCGCGAGCGGCTTGATGCGCTCGAAGAACAACTCGGACTGCTCGACGACATGGTCGGCTTCGCCATGCGACGGATCGCCGTCGAGGTGAGTGAACCCACATCAGCACTCGATATCACAGATCGCACCGAAAGGATGTCCGTTCTCCATGCCTACCTCCGACACATCAGATCCCAGACCCAGACCAACAACGACCCCGAAACGAGTGAAACCCCGAGTCCACCCCCGTCCTAATGGTGACCCCCTCGAAAGCCTGGAGCGCATCGAGAGCCAGTTGAAGAAGATTCTGCGGCTTCTCAATGAAGAGCCACAATTTGAAAACGAATTTCCCGACGCGAATATGGGAAATAGCTAAAAGACACGCAAAATAGGCTATCCTGTGCATTATGGCGACAGATCCCGTTCTGGATGAACTCTCCAAGGACTTTCGGCGACTCCAAAGCCAGAAAAGTCGTAAAAATGGCGGGATCGAAGGCCGTATCCTGCAAAATCTGTGCTTTTATCACGGGGAACACTACGTACGGCATACCCCGACTGCACTGACGCAACCCAAGCTCGACCCTAACAAGCTGCACCTCGTCTTTAACCTCATCAAGCAACATTTCCGACGGAAAATTGGTCGTATCACCTCAATTGGGATGCGATTCGGCGCGTCACCCGACAAGCAGGACCCCACCTCGCAGGCGAATGCGGAACTCGTCGACAAGATGATCCTTGCGCTCGATGGGAAGGTGTCCCAGGAGATGCGGCAGTGGGAAGTGCTGTGGTGGATGCTGATCGGCGGCGTGGCCGTGGAACGCACCGCCTGGATTCCCGATGCGACCACCGAACCCCTTCCGCGTGTCGGCGAGGACGGCGGATACATCTATCTGGATGCACAGACCAACCAGGAAATCTCCGAAGCGGAGGTGGATGCGCTGTCGGAGGCCGGACGGCCCAGGGAATCGTTCTCGATGGTGAACGACATGAGCCTCGTCGGCGATGTCGGCTCCGAAGTCTTTGGCCCGTTCAATATTTTTGTCGATGCCTCCGTCCGTGACCTGCAGTCGCTCTCGCCAGGGCAACGGGTCTACGTCGCGGAGATGAAGACCGTTAAATGGATTGAATCGCTCTTCGGCCCAGAACTAGCTGAACAAACCAAGGGCGGTGAACTCGGGATTATCAAAACCCAACTCAAACAGAACGGACCCGCGCACTCAGGGACCAGCCTCCACGACCTCGTGCCCGCGATCCAGGGCAGCAAGGGGCAGGATGACCCCGACCTCGCGCTCTTCGTGACCGGCTACGAACCCGCCTCGCAGGAGTTCCCGCAAGGGCGTGAAATCTTCTTCGTGCCCGACAAGGTGGTGCTGGAAGACCGACCAAATCCCTACGAAGAAATTCCGCTGACCGACTATCACTTCGATGCGGCGGCGACCTCCTTCTGGGGCACGGACTTCGTGACCGACCTCGTGCCAGCCAACAAGTTCCTGAACAAGCGCATGTCCCAACTTGGGGAGCAGTCCAATGCCTCCATCTATGACATGGTGCTACTGGGACCGAACCTGACGCACAAGGACATGCCGTCCGACTACCCCGGTTACGTGGAAGACGGCATCAGCGAAGACGGGAAACTGCAGGTGGCGCGCCTGCCAGGTCCGTCGCTCCCGGGCTGGTTCATGGACTCCATCAAGTTGGTGGTCGAGATGCTCGACAAGTCGGGCGGTGCAGACCTCATGAGCGGCGGCAATCTCGGACAGATGCGTGGACCGCTGGCCGTGCCCATGCTGCAAGAAATTTTGGATTCCGAGGACGGGCCGCTCTATCAACATCTCGGGGAACGCTTTGCCCGCGTCAAACAGCAGCGCGTGAACCGGGTGAAACAGTTCTATCCGCCCGTCCGCACGCTGAACTATGCGGGACGCAGCAAACGCGATGAAGTGCTGGTCTTTCACACATCAGACGTGCTGCGGGCAGGCACCGAATTCAATGTCACCGTTGACCGACGATCGCTGCTGCCCGAATTATCCGCGCTGCGCGAGGCGCGTGTGCGTGAACGACTGAACTCGCCGCTGTCCATTCTCTACATGGACCCCCGCACGGGTCGACCGGACGCCAGCAAGATCGCCCGAGACCTCCAAGGCTACGATCTGGAACGCGAAAGCCGTGAGGCCCAAGGACGGAAGTTCGCCGGGGAAATCATCGCGAAACTCTGGCGAGGGGAACCCGTGGAGCCGCCCATGCCGTTCTATCCGCATGGAATTTTCATGGATGAACTCGAATCGGCCATGATGACCTCAGAGTTCGTGTCGTCGTCGCCGCCGATTAAGAACGGCTTCGTGACACAGTGGAATCTCCATCGTGAAGTGCTGCAGACCCAGGCCGATGCCGCTGCCAAAGGGGCCGAGGCGCAGCAAGTGCAGCAAGCCGTTGCGCAAGCGACACAGCAAGCCGCCGCCATTACCGCGAGCGAGACCGTCAAGCAGGCGATGGGACAGGTGCAGGCCAATGTGCAGGCGGCACAAGGGCCACCGGATATGCGTGCGCAGATTCAGTCCGCACTCTCAGCAGGACCGACAGGTGGTCCGCCTGAACCGGGACAGGGGTGAGACATGCCGCAGAGACCCGTCATCAATCCCCCTCCCGTCTCGGAGATGTTTTTCGGACCAGACGGCACGGAGAAGTCCGTTTTCGACTCATTCCCAAAGAGGATCGCGAAGTCCGTCACTGAGTTGCTTGGGCTCGATGCCCCGCCAGACCCCAGCGACTTCGCCAATCCGCTCGGCGCTGTTATCGGGAAACCCGCTCAGAAGCTGAGCCAACAAGTCATCAAAACACTCAGCGGAGAGACGGTTCCAAAGGGGATACGCGCCTATCACGGGTCGCCACACCAGCCATTTAATCGGTTTGATATGAATCAGATCGGTACTGGAGAGGGGGCACAGGCGTACGGGCATGGGCTGTACTTCTCAGAAGCCGAGGACGTAGCGAAAACATATCGTGATGTTTTGTCTGAGTCGGCGGTGAGTGTAGCCGATGGAGTTAAGTATTCGTCGCATGACGTAGGTACGAATCCGGTGGCGCGTGCGGCGAAGGCGTTAGCTGAACATAGCGGCAATACTGAGGCGGCAAGGCGGTCGCTATGGGACGCCTCTGTTGCGTCATACACGAAGGACCGGGCGGATTTTCTTCACTCCGCGTTGCGCGAAGTCGACGGCGTGGTGCGTCGCGGTGGTTCTGAATTCGGGACTGGGTCGCTGTCAGAGGTTAATCTGCGTGTGCGACCAGAGGAACTGCTTGATTTGGACAAGACGTTAAGCCAACAGCCATTTTTGCCGGAAGGGTCAATGCAGGACATTATAGCCCGTGTCAAATCGGAGGGCCGTAGACCTACGTTACAGGAGAAAATGGCGGTCAATGTCCAAAGCCCTGGCTATATAGGAAATACGACAGGTCGGGGATTTATCGAGAATCTCTCGCAACAAACAGGGTCGCCACGACTAGCCTCTCAGGTCCTGAGAGATGCTGGAATTCCAGGATCGCGATATCTAGATGGGATGTCACGATCTGGGGGCGAAGGCACCCGAAATATTGTGATGTTCGATGACGACAAGATCGACATCGTGAAACAGTTGATGCTTCTACTGGGACTCGGCGCACCAGCCGCGAGTGCCGCGCAGGGACTGGCTGAACCGCAGCGACCTGTTTTGGAACCTTCGATATAACGTGATGTGACAACATGGGGCAAACATCAGTTAGCACTGGCCCGCTTCGTCGTGCGTTAGAGCCCTCTGACGACGATTCCACATTAGCGGGATTGACGAAATGGGTGGCTGACGTTTTGGGCGTCACGGACGCTGACTTCTCAGACCTTGCTGGACCACTCGGCGTTATTCCGCTCGGCGCAAAGGTTGCCAAGAATGCCACGCTGGAAGGCTTGCGTGTCGCGAAGGGCAGTCTCAATGACGTCGTGAAGGAGCTACTCGACAATAAGCAATTCCGCGCCTTTCACGGGACCAACACCCCCGGCCCCTTAACGCCCAGAGCCGAACCGTTGCATCTCGGCACCATCGACGCAGCGTTGGATCGATTGGACGACACGGTCGATCTGTCGCGTCGCGCGGATATCGCGGGACGCCATCCTGCGGCGGCTGCGCGACGACCGGGATTCCGTCCGCAAATCTTTCCGGTCGACGTGAACTTTGCCGATGACGCGGCACGATCCGTTGTGGGCGAGCCGATGATCCCCATTTCCGACAACAGCGCGGACGTGCTGGGAAACGCGCTCCGACGCAGGAGAGTCGCAGGAGGGGAACAGATTCCCGTGGACCTACCACGTCTCGAACGACTCCAATCACCAGAGGTCCGTCGCGTCTTCAATCGGGTGAATGACGGGGCCGAAGGCGTCCTCTATGAGAATATCGCAGAGGATGTGGGGTCCTTGTCAATGTCCGTCATCGACCCCACGAAAAGCAATGTCTCGGTGGGCGATCCACTGGACGCCATCGAATTACTCGCGCAACGCCGGAAACTCGATCAATAGTCGAATATGTCACCTGACGTATTGACAATTACAGTGCAGACTGGGTTATAGTTTCTCCAATGCCTATTGGTTCTCCCGATGTCGATCTGGCTGGTGGGGATGCTGGAGTCTCGACGGTCGCTACGTCTCCCGACACGTCGACGGCTTCGGCATCACCCATTGCATTCTCCGATGACAGCATGTTCACGCCACCGGGCGGCACAGAGCCGGTCTCGTGGAAGAACTTCATGGGTGGGCACGTCAGTCGCGCCGACCATGACAAGCTGAACGCGGAATTGGGGCGCCGGTCCTCTGCCGAAGATTTGATTCGGAAGGCCGAGGACATTGAGCGTCGTCGTGCCAATCAGCAGCAGCCGCAGCAGCAGCAGCCGACCGTTGACCCCTTCGCCAGCGTCCGTGGACGCAATGTCGTCGGAGGGGATCAGGTTGCGAAGATTGCAGAACAGTTCCAGAAAGCCATTTCGGGGGATCGGAACTCGCTGACGCAGTATGCGACGGCGGTCAACAAGATTCTCTCGGATAATGCGAATCTGACGCAGAAGCTGGACCAGAGACTCGGATCATTCGAGTCCACGCGCAACAATGAACAGCAAAACTCGAAAATCAACACGCTGACTGGTTCCGCGCTGAATAAGGCGGGCGTCGACCTCT